AATCAACACCCTTCTGAATGTGGAGGGGGTGGAGGACTCGGATGGCAAGGTAATACTCACCGAGGAACAGGTTAGGGCTGTCAATGACCGGCTGGATGCGCTGGAAACGGAGGTCGGCGAACAGAAGGATCTGGTCAGACAGCGTGACGAGCAGATCAAGAACCTGCAAAAATCCGATGGTGACACTACCACCACGAGTGTGAAAGAAGACGAAAAAAATGATGCGGTGTCCGCTGCATCCATGTATGACGAAGTTAAAGACTATATTTGATATGGCACAAGTTAGCGTGAATATTACCAGCGAGGATCTTCAGAAGAGTGCTCGCAAGTACCGTAAGGAGTTGTTGCAGATGCCTGTATTGGGGCTGTCACGTTCTTTGCAGCACATGACCTTACGTCCGGGAATCCGTTATGCCGAGACTGTGGGTGAACTGTCGGGTGACATGCAGTTCGGACCGTACTCCGAAACCCGTGAGGATAACAGTGAGGTGGTGATCAATCCGCGCACCCTGTATACCTACTTCGGTTCTGTCGTGCGTAATTTCTCACCGAACAAGATTTATCAGTCCATGTGGGGTTCCGACATTACCAAGGGCGAGGCGTTGAAGAATACCGAGATCACCCGTAAGGTGCTGGCGTATCTGACCGCCCAGTTGGGCAAGAACCTGAATATGGTACTGTGGAATGCGGTCCGTAATGATTCGGGTGAGACTTCCAAGGATCTGTTCAATGGCTTTGACACCATTACTAAAAAAGAGCTGGATGGCAAAAAACTTTCTGAAGAGTTGGGCAACTACAAGGTCATTGAGGCGATTACCAAAGAAAATGCCGTCGATACGCTCAAAGCGGTCTGCATGGCGGCTGACGATATGCTGACCGAGGAGTCTTCGGTCAAGCTGTTTGTTCCGAAACATGTGCTTTTCGACTATTGTGAGGACTACAAGAGCACTACAGGAGCGATCCCGTACAACCGTGAATACAAGCAGTACTATGTCGAGGGGTTTGACAATGTGAACATTGTGCCGTTGGCGAATAAGAAGAACAGTCCGTTCATCCACATGACGGTCAAGCGTAACATGCTGGTGGGTGTTAATCAGACCGGTGAGGAAGAGAACGTGGAGGTGGCACGCTTCAAGGCATTTGTGCTCCAGTTCATCGCGACGATGTTTTTCGGTGTGGAGTTCGAGAGTTTGTCCAAGGAGCGTCTGCTGGTGGCATCCATTGATGGTACAACCCCGATCTAAAATAAGGAGGTGATATGGCAAAAGATTGTACGACAGCGGATATTTACCAGTCACTGAACTGGTGTGACGGTCAGACGGTGCTTCCGGGCATCCGTCCGAAGGTTTTCTTTCAGAAGAAATCCAATATTGCAGCTTGGCCCAAACTGCCCAAACTCGAAGAGGCGAAAAGCATGGGAGAGTTGGCGACTTACAAGGGTAATTTCACGATGGCGGCGGAAAAGAAGTGGCTTACGATCAATTCCTTGTCCGCCAAATCCAATGTGACAACCGAGGTGCAGGGAGAACGTCCGAGCACCACGTCTTTGAACAAATGCACGATCAAGCATCCGGGTACTGAAGAAGATGCGGCGGGTTTTTGCCGTCAGGCGATGGCCGATGATCTGGTCTTTCTTGTACAGCAGCGCAACGGCAAGTTCCGTGTGATGGGGTGTGAGGAGTTCGAGACAGTGACCAAGCCCGCCCAGGCATTGGGCGAGGGAGTAACCGGAGAGGCCGGTACCACGCTTGAGATAGAAGCGACCGATGTGTGCCCGGCTCCTTTCTATCCGGGTAAAATTGAGACGGAGGATGGGGATATCTCCGGTGCGGACGGTTCCGCATGGAGCGATTCTTCTTTGGATGAGCCTTGATTCTTTAAGTTTATAAATCGGAGTGGTGGTGTGGCTGGTCTATGCCGCCACTTTTTTAATATTTTAATATATGGATGAGAAATTGACTCATAAAATACAGGACTATCTGGATACACCGCCTTCTGAGCGTGATGTGGTGGCGGGTGCCACTCTGTTGTTGTCCTTGAACCGTAATAAGATTTTGTTTCAGAATGTAATCCGCAAGCCGGAAAAGTTTGCCGATAAGGTGGAGTACGAATTGCGCAAGCACTTGAAAATCCGTTTGGATGGAAAAACCGTATCTGATATCGCACTGATGAATATCACGGTCATACCTTCCGCACAACGGATCATAGACGGAGGTGTTCCGGTACTGGATGTGGATGATGAGTTCCCGGAGGCGAATGTCGCCAAAGGCAGGCGTATGGATCATGACCGCCTTCCCCCTGAGATTCAACGTCTGTGGACGGATAACGGGGCGTTATGGTTTAAGATCAAAGAGTTGTTCGAGCAGCTGAAGGGCATGGAGTCGGCGCCGGCTTGTGACCGTTACGAATACCTGAAGCTGCTTGATGAAGCGGACAAGAAGTATCGTGCCAACCTGCAGGCATACGATGATTATAAGCCTGGTGATCCGGTGACGAAGACGGAAGATGCTTCCGGTCTGGACCCGGCTGAAATCGCTAAAAAAGTGGGTGCGGCACGCAAGTATCTGTCTGATAACAAGAAGAAGCTGGCGGAGTTGAAGGATACAGATGCCGGCAAGTTTACTGCCTTGTTGCAGAAGGTGCAGCAGCGGTATGACTTCCTGATTGCTACCGGTAATGTGGTGGATGAGACACAGGCAGCGGAACTGGCGGCGGTGGGAGTGATCATCTCAACCGATGAAAAAGGTTAGGCAACTGTTGCGGTCACTGTCCGAAGCACCCTTGCAAGCGTATTTGGATAACCGTGTGCAGCTATTCGACATCATCGAGATGATTCTGAGCGAGACTGGTCCGGCGGAGATTTACATCTCTACCTTTTCCACTTCCGAAGAGTTTCTCCGCCGGATCTATCGCTTGAAGCGGCGCGGTCAGCTTACCCGGGCTACCATGTTGGCGGACTTGAAGGCATCCCGTAAGACGGTCAATCTTTATACTTTCATTGCCAATGTGTTCGATGAAGTGTACCTGTCTGAAAATCATTCAAAAGTGATTCTCATTCAAAATGCAAGGTGGCAGGTGTCGATATGCACCTCACAGAATCAGACAAGGGGCAATCGTGTCGAGAGCGGAATCATCACAACCGATCCCGCTGTTTTTATACAACTGAGAGAGCGTTACGCTCATATTATTAATACTAACGCTATACAACTGGATGGTCTATTCAACGGAACAACTTGATCGGATCAGCGAGCTGGCGGCTCTGCTGACCCCTATATCCGATATGGCAGTGCTGCTTGATGTGGATGCGGACACGCTGCGTCTGGATATCCTTGACCGTAATTCGCCTGTTTCCAGGGCGTATTATCACGCCAAGGCATCCACTGCACTGAAACTGCGTAGACAGGAGATCGAACTGGCGAATGTGGGCAGTCCGTTGGCGGTGTCGTTGACAAACGGTTATCTGTTGAATATGGACGCTGATGAAGATCTGTAATAACTATGCCTGTACCTGCTACGATAGAAGTCTGTGAGAAATATCTGTTCGCCGATGTCAACGAGATGGCGGCTGACGGCATTCCCGAACTGATTCAACAGCGGTTGATCCGGCTCCGGGATATGTATAATTACTGGTTACAGTTCCCGCGCAAAAAAGATTTGGAGATTGTGCAGGAACTGGAGTATCGCTACAAGATCAGCAAATCTTCCGCATACGATGATGTACGCATTATCAAACGTCTGTTGGGTGATCTGGCCAAGACAACCAAGGATTACCATCGCTACAAGTTCTGCCAGATGATTGATGAGACTTTCGAATTGGCCCGGCGTATCAAGGATGCGCGCGCCATGGGGGCTGCCGCCAATTATTATGGCAAATACACCCAGTTGGATAAAGAAGACATCTTGGACAAAGGTTATGATAAGATTATAGTGCAGCCTTTCGAGCCGACGGATGATCCGACCGTGCTTGGCATCAAGCCTATTCCTAATGTCCGGGATAGAATTAAATCAAAGATTCAACAATATTGGTCTGACGATATTGAGGATGTGGACTTTGAAGAGGTTGAGTTCAATGAAGATGATATCTTTAATCCTAAACCGAAAGAATAATGAAACAATACTTTAATGACCCTCAGCAGGAAGTGATGTACACGGCGGCCAAAGATTCGGTGATTGTGGGTGGTCGTGGTATCGGGAAAGGATTGATTCATGCGGCATGGAATTTGCGCAACATGCAGCGTATGCCCGGTTCCATTACAGGATTTGTCGGTGCCAACTGCAAGCGTGTCTTGACTAATACGTTGCCCTCCATGCTGATACATTGGGAGAACTGGGGATTTAAGCGTGACCTGCATTGGTGTGTCGGTCGCAAGCCGCCGAAGTCATGGGGGTGGGGTGAGCCTATTTTTGAACCCGATAACTGGGAGAATATTCTATCCTTGTATAACGGATCAATCGGCTATATCATTTCTCAGGACCGGAGCGGTACATCCAACTCGCATTCTTATGACGCACTGGATATTGACGAAGCCAAGTTTATTGACTTCGAACAGCTGAAGGATGAGACACTTCCGGCCAATCGTGGTAACAAGCAGCACTTCGGGCATCACTTTTTTCACCATGGCATGTTGATCTCCTCTGATATGCCGGTCACTAAAAAAGGGTCTTGGTTCCTGGATTATGAGAAGAAGTGTGATCCCGAACTGATTGAGGTGATACAGGGCGCTGTTTTTGAAATATGGAAGACCAAAGATAAAATCAAGAAGCTGGTTGCGGCAGGTAAGGAGATACCTGCTTATCTGCGTTCTTATCTCCGTACTCTTTCACGTGATCTGTGCCGGATGCGTTCCGTGGCGGTCATGTACAAGGAATATTCAAGTATCTGGAACATGCAGGTGTTGGGTGAGAAGTGGGTTAATGACATGAAACGTGACCTGCCTCCGTTGACCTTCATGACGGCTATCCTGTGCAAGCGCATAGGCATCACCCGTGACGGATTCTATTCTTCGTTGCGTTCCGGTCACAAGTACAGTGCTACCAACTTTTCCTACCTTGACAGTTTGGAGTACAAGTTTGACAAGCTCAAGGTTCCCACTTCGTTGGCTGATGCCGATGTGGAGACTCAAATGCCCATCTGCATAGCTTTCGATTACAATGCGAATATCAACTGGCTGGTGGCAGGACAGCCGCAGGGGCGCAAGCTGAGAGTGCTCAAGTCCTTCTTTGTAAAGTACGAGCGTAAGTTGCCTGAACTGGTGGATGATTTTTGTACTTATTACCGGCATCACAAGCGTAAGAAGGTGGTGTTCTACTATGACAGTACGGCATTGGGTTCCAATTATGCAGTCAATGATCAGGATTTCAGGTGGGTTATTGCGCATGAGTTCCGCAAGCGTGGCTGGCAGGTGGATGAAGTGTATATAGGCAAGCCTATGAGTCACATTGAGAAATATCTGCTGGTCAACCGTATGTTGTCCGGACAGGCGAATCTTATACCTTTCTTTAACGAGCAGAATAATGAAGATCTGCTGATATCCATCCAGACGGCAGGTGTGTACAATGGGGGCAAGGACAAACGGGGTGAGAAGCTGGCGGAAACGGAGGAGGACCGGCTTGAAGGGCGTACCGATGGCTCCGATGCGTTTGATACCTTGTGTATCGGTTGTGAGAAATTTCCACATACTCATATCAACCTGTTTGTTACTTCCGCGTTGTAGAGATTACCGAAGTGTATATCTCATTACCGTGCATCATATGATGTGCGGTTTTTTTGTCCTAGTTTGCGGCATACCGTCCGCTTGGTAATAATAAGTTACATATTCCGCTGCTTTTTGGGGGTGGGTAATGATTTTTTCGATAGCGCGGTGGGGGGTACGCTTCGCTAGTTCCGCACAAAGTGCGGGTGAAAAAGGCTGTAAATGCTTGGTAAATAGGCAATCATTTTTTT